TCAACAAGTAGCAGCCGCACAAGTTGCCAAATTGGATAATTCTATCAAGGCCATACTAAATTTCAATGCACCAGTCAGCAGTCCCGAAGCACAAATGCAACGCTGGCAAGACCTGTCACAATCCACATATGACATGCGATCGCTGTTGACATATAGTCCCAAGACTATTGAATATTCTGCTGGCAAAAAAATGCCTGAAATTCAAACCTCACCCGGCGGCACATTCAGAATTGGATCTTACACACTGAATGCTCAAGATCCAAAGGATGTGCTCATTGGTAACATCATTAAAAATGAGACCAAAAATGGTCAATTGCCGACAATTTCTCTCTCGTCCAATGGCCAATATCAAATTGGAAACTATGCACTCAATCTAGGAACTGGCGCTGAACAAAAAGCTGTGCAAATTATTAAACAACAAATAGCTTCACCAACCAAAACAACAGCCAAACAACCAACACAACCAAAACAACTGGCTGCACCAGCAGGCACAACTCCATCTAAACCGGGAGCACCGGCTCCGGCGGCAACAGCAGCGGCACAGACACCTGAGCAAATACGCATAGCCAAACAACAAGCCGCTGCCGCAAGCGCACAAAAAACAATGACACCAAAAACACCAATTCCAGTGGCAGAATCCTTGACCTGGAGTCGTGAATTTGATCCCAGTCGCACACTATTGAAAAAAGTTAGACAACTATGAAAAGCCTACGCACACTATTAGAAGGCGGCAATGTATTCAAAGACGCAGATGGGCAACCACTCACAGGTCGCATCAATCAAAGCGATGTACCGGCCACTGTGGCCTGGCTTGAACAAGTCACAGGATTAGAATTCCCTCGTGATCGTTGGTTGGGATCAACAGGCAAAGCCCCCACGTCTGGTGACATGGATCTTGCAGTAGACACCAACGTAATCACCAAGGATCAGCTGGCACAAAAACTCATGCAGTGGATTGTGAGTCACAAATTACCACCAGCAGAGTGGATCAAAAAAGGCGGAGAAGTACACTTGCGAACACCCATTCAAGGACGCCCTGAATTGGGTTATGTGCAAACAGATTTCATGTTCTTTCCCAACTTGGACTGGGGCACATTCTTTTACTCAGGCGGCGAAGACTCGGCTTACAAAGGCATGAACCGTAATGTGTTGATGTCAAGTATTGCCAAACAACTAGGACTCAAAGTGGGTGCCAATGGCATGTTCAGCCGCACCACTAACCAACTTGTAGATGGTGGTATGGATCCTGACTATGTGGCCCAGGCTTTGTTGGGTCCACGTGCCACTCGAGAAAACTTGAAAAATGTAGAAAGCATTTTTGCCGCACTAGCCAAGGACAAGGACAAGGAAGTCAAAGTCAAAGACTTTCGTGATTACTTGAACAAGGAAGGTCTGCAACAACCTGACGCTGTGACAGAAGATACAGACACTTACTTTCTAGCACGACTGCGTGATAGAATTGTAAATCAAGGCATGCAACCCTTGGTGGAACGTGAGAGTGCTAACCCATATCAAATATACGAAGCTGAAGAAGCTGGTGTTGGTGGCAAGGCCAAGGGTATTGAGCACTTGGAAGACTATGTGTTTCGCAATGGCCTGCCTGGAGTGACCAAAGCCTTGCAAATTGTGCAAGCAGCAGCTGATGCACCCGCCAAGACTACCACTGTAAAGTGGGACGGTAAACCGGCTGTAATATTTGGTCGCAAGCCTGAAACTGGCGAGTTTGTGCTCACCGATGGATCAGGTTTTGAAGCCAAGGGCTATGATGGATTAGCAACAAGTCCACGCATGATGGCCGACATACAGCGTACACGTTCAGGAGCCAGGGACGACTTGATTCAACTGTATGCCACACTGTGGCCCAAGCTGGAAGCAGCTACACCACAAAACTTTCGTGGCTACGTCAAAGGAGATTTGTTGTACATGTCAACTCCTCCTTTAGAGGCCGGTAACTATGTGTTCAAACCCAACACTGTGCAGTATCGTATTCCTGCAAAAACAGCACTGGGCCGGCGTATTGGTGCTAGTGACACAGGCATTGCCATGCATTCTATGTATGCCAATGCAGGTGATGCACGTCAGCCCTTGAGTGGTGTGCGCTTTAATGAAGTTCCTGGCTTGTTGTTGATTGAGCCCATAGGTGGCAAAGAAATTGTGCCTGATGCTGGCTTGATCAAACAAATCAAATCTGTGGCCAACAGTGCAGATGGCCGCGCCATTGCCACACTGTTTAACCCTGCAGAGTTACGAGCACAGCAGATCACAGACTTGGCCAAACTGTGTGTGGACTACGTCAACTACAGAATCAAACAGCCTGGCGGCAACTTTGATAACTTGCTGCCAGGATTTGGTGAGTGGCTACAGACCAAAGTAACTCCAAAAAAATTTGCCAACATTGTAGAATATCTAAACAGTCCTGCCAGTAATTCAGGTGCATTGTCAGCAGCGTTTACACTGTTCTTGTTGTTGCACGATTTAAAACTGGACATCTTGCGCCAGTTGGATTTAAAGGATCCCGGGCACGAAGGCTGGGTCATGGCCACTGATGCAGGGTACGCCAAAGCAGTAAATAGATTTGATTTTACAGCAAGAAATGCAGCGCAAAACAATCCACAACCAGGGTAATTTTTACCAAAGGTATAAATAAAAGCAGGTCCACCGAGACCACTTAACTTTAAAGGAAATTTATCATGGCACAGTTTACAAAAACAAACGGAACCACACAACCAGTATTTGCACTGGACGTGGCCAACGGTTCAATCTCTGGAACAGCCAACGTTGCGGCCCAAGGCCCAGTGATGTTGTCTGGCCCACAACTGCAATTCTTCACATTGACAGCCAACGCTGCACTTACCAACGCTGGTAATGTCAACGGTTATTTGAACAATGTGTTGCAAGCAGTTCAGTCTGGTGCTGGTTTGACAGTTCCTGGCGGCACTATTGCTTTCTATCAAGCAGGTGCCACAGCTGGTACTATCAACTTGGCTATCTACCCAGCTGGTGCTTACACAACTGCTCAGTTGGTTGCTGCTGCTCAAACAGCCAACGCCACAGGTGGTTTAAACATTGGTATTCCAACAGCCAACGTTGCTGCAAGCGCAACATTCACTAACCTGTAATCAGTTTAGTTCCAATCGAACCCTGGACGTAAAAAATCCAGGGTTTTTTTTTGGCGTTAAATATGCACATAATGAAAGTCTTGTGCCGCACCCTTTTTGATTGTACCTTCACTGGTGTCACAGGACATCTCCGCCCACAGCAATTGCCATTTACTACCAAAACAGGCCTAGTGATTCATACACCTGAACAATGGAATTGTGCTCGCAACCAGCAACGCAACTGGGAAAGTTTGCTGCAAATAATGAGCCTGCGAACACAGCCCATGAATGTTGTACCGCCCACTAAACAAACTGATGGTTGGCATTTTGAATTTGATGTAGAAGCCGAAGGTGTGCTTGGCAGCGAGTTTGGCAGCGACGATCTAGCAGGGCTAGTCAGAGACTGCGAAGGTGTGCCCATGGTCACTGGCTTAGATGAATCTGGGGTGGTCACCGCCACACTGCATGCTCAAGGTACTGACCAAAACATTTGGTTCAGCGCCATAAATACGTCATTGGAGCCTGAACATGGTTGATACCACTGACATTGAAAAGAAAAGTCTTGAAGCCCACGTTGAATTGTGTGCAGAGCGTTATCGCATGCTAGAACTCAAGATAGAAACAGTGGAGAATGAAATCTCAGAGGTCAAGCACATGGTCAGTGAAGTGCATGGCATTGTGCGCAGAATGGGCGAAAAACGCAACGACCAACTGATTGCCTGGGGCATAGGCATCATAGGTACATTGTTGGCCGTGGTAGGGTGGCTCACAGCTCACTACATCAAGACACTATGACCCGTGATCAAAAATTAGAACGCTTTGCCGAGCGTGAGCTAAAACGTGTGTACACTGAACTAATTATTGATGATGAACACGGTGGTTACGTGGCATTTGGGCGTTATCATTTGCGCCCTGAGTCAGCAGGTTTTGCAGTG